TAAAGCGCGCGAAAAAATCAAGGATCGCCCGGCGCGTCGGTATATCCGCAATCGACTTAGGCAGCTTGATGCCGGTAAATAACAACATCCCGCGTTTATTCACGCCCACCACGGCGGCAGTCGTCGCGTCCGTGTCCGTTTTATCGCTGAATGATGGATCTATAAAAGCAACGCAATACTGGCAATCCCATACGTCCGCCGTCTTGAACGCGCCAATTGTGTCATTATCCTGAACGTGTCGCAATTCATAGTTACAACACCATTCCGCATACGGCAGCCGGTCTTTCCGCGCCCTGATCTCAACAAGTTCGTCTTCCGGCATCGGCACAGTATCAATCGGAAAGCGCCGCCCCTCGAAATAAGTTTCCTCTATGGTAGAGAATACGTCATCTTCATGCCAGGGCGTACCAGAAAGCCGCGTCTGACCGAGCGGGTCAATAAGGTTGTCCAGTTCTCTAAAATACGCCTTCGCCCATTCACGCGCCGCCGGGCTGTACCGGTCCTCAATAGTAACTATGTCATCCGGCCAAATATAATCAAAGTGCGCCCCTACGATAGACGTTCCGACGCCTGCTGCGGTCATCGACGGTTCGGGCGTTACGGTCTTTTTAAAAGAAAAAGTCGTGCGCTCGCTCGACCACACCGCCGTTTTCGCGTCAACGATATTCCAGCGGGAAAACATGTAGAGCCGCAAAACGTCGTTTGTTTCAAAATGCTTTTGTATGGTTTTCAGAACGTCGCTTGAAAGCTCTTTCGTTTTTCGCACAATAAGTAGTCGCATGGCCGGGTTACACAGAAAAAGCAGTATCATAGCGACGATACCGCACGTCGTTTTATAGCTGCCCCGGTGCGCCTGGAGTACGCCGAATTTTGCATAACGGTAAAAATACTTTATCCATTCACCGTGAAGCGGGGACAGCTTGTCATAGCCGAGGATGTGACCAAGCTTGTGTGGTTCATTTAACCAGTGACGCAAGAGCGCAACGTGGTCAATTTTCTGCGCTTGTCTTATTGACGCCAAATTCTTTTAGTACCTGTTGGACTTTTTCATCGTCGGTATTTACGGTAAGGACGGTTTCGGTTTTTATTTTACTGCCCTCGGTCCCTTCGCGCAGTTCTTTCAGCATCGCCACGCGGGCGGGTTTCCCTTTCGGGTCGGTACTGTTCAAAATCGTTTCGACAACTTTTTGGATACCTTGACCGCCTTTAATGCCCGATTGATCGGCGAGTAAATCGGCGTAAATCTCGGACATAAGTTTTTTTATGCGCTTGGCTTTGCCTGATTTAATGCCGCCCAGCCGCCCCCGAGCTTTCGCCGAGGTTTTTGGTTTTAAGTTTTCGGTGCGTCCGGCCATTACGCTTTCACCACCTTACCAATTCCAAAAATGTTTTTAACAATCACTTCCGGCCTGCCCGTGAGAAAATCGTCACACGCTTTTTTCACGCCGGGAAACGGCGCATACTCGTAGTCGTGGATTAAAATAATTCCGCCCGGAACCATTTTGTCGTAAACCTTTTTAAAGCTGTCCATGATTGACCCATAAAAATCCCCGTCGAAAAACGCAAAACAGATTTTCTCCGGGTACTTATCATCAGGCAGATCGCCGAAAAATCCTTTATTGATAACCGGCAATTCTACCCCCGCGTCGGCAAACGTCTTTTTAAATTGATCTACCGTTACAGCAGACGTGCCCTTATCGCACGGCGTCGCGCCGTCCTCCGCTGTTTTCGGGGGCAAGCCCTCAAAAGAATCGTAAACGTGTAGTTCCTTGTCCGATTTTATGCCGGTAAGAAAGCACTTAATATAACTTGACGTCACACCGACGTTACACCCCAGTTCCACCACATCGCCAGGCAGGTCCAGCACGGACGCGAGGTTTTTTAAAATATAGTCGATTTGCCCGTCGCCCAGCATGATAAATTTTTTCCCTTTTGTTCCGGCGAGTATGTCGTTCAATATTTTTTCCATTTCGGTTTCGCCTTCTTTATTGGTTTCTTTTACGCCCAGCGCGTAATTTTGCCGGGAGGTTCCCCACATCTGCCGGGCGTAAATCTTATCCGATCCGTCATACTCCTTTCCGTCGGCAAAATGCGGCCGATTAAAATAATGCGAGGGGAATATTTTCACCTTCGCTTCTGTCTTTCTGAACATCTCGCCCATGTAAGCGTTGCCAGTCGTTTTCCACGGTTCACCTACCGTCGCTTTTCTTCGCAAACCCTCGATAAGCTCTTTCGCAAACAGACTCCCTTTTTTACACGCATGAAGCGGCGAAATAAGGCCCGGCCGCAGCGTTTCATGTTCATATACGCTATACGCATCATAATCATTATAAAACAATTCATCAATCGGATTCAAACAAATTGCATCCGCCCCGACCATAAAGCCGCCGTTATAGTACAATATTTCATACGTACAAACGTCAGACACACCGTGCCAAATTTTCCGCTGCCAGTAATAATCAAGATGTTTTTGATTGACCCAGTGCGCGCCGCGTATTTCATCGTTTCCCCATAATCGATACTGCCACGTTGGATGTTTTTCCCGCCAAGTATCCATCCATTTAAGCGGGGGCGGGTTCGGCCCCACCCATAACTGATGGATTATTTTCGGTATCGTCACCGGTTCCTGTCCGTCGAATTTCCACACGTCCAACCCACGTTTATTCCCCGCGACTGAATCTATATCCCCCCGGTGTCCGATGAGCGAGGGAACGGGGAAAAGCATCTTGATACCGTTCCGCTTCACGTATTCCGATATCCGGTCGTCATCGTGCCGGGAGCGTTGCCGGTCAAACTCTACAAGCATCGGCTTTATATGTGCTACCGGCAAACAAATAGCTACCCCGCCCCGCGTCACCCGGTCCATGTACACACCGTCTTTCGTCCACAACGGCGAGTTTTTCTGGTCCTGTTTAAGAAAAAAATTATATCCCTGGGGCAGGCTGCCGGGGGCGCGCTTCCGCTCTTGTTCGGCAATAAAAGCGACTGCTTTCTCGCGGAAATGATCGGTCACGATAGCATCATCCTGTACCACGCAATGAAAATCCGCTGCCGGGTCGTGCAACATCCACGCCGCCCGGCTGTTAGCTATCAGGTTGTTTTTTTGGTCGATACTGAATTGTGATAAAGGGAGTTGCAGTTTTTCCTGTAAATAGGGGAAAAACTGCGCGCGGGATGGGTGCGCCATGACCGAAATAGATAGTTTTATTGTCTCCATGTCGTCTTTTAGAACATAACACGTACATATTGTCAAGGGTTTTTCGCTTGTTTTTCCGGGTCAAAATACGGGTGTACGCTTTCGCGTTTGTGTTCACTTTTCGCAGGCGTCCGGGCAATTGTTACTTAGGGCTTTACTCCCTCCTCTATAAAAAACTATATATTGCACCGCGTCGTATTTTATTCTATCGTACAAACAAATAGAACTATAAGAGAGAGGACGGACGGACGGGTATCGAATCGCGTAAGTACTCGAAAAATCAGGACTTACGCACCATGCGTGCGGTATGAGAGGCGTCCGGGCAGCGTTTTGACACGTCCAAAATCCTCGTTTTTTCTGGTTTTTAGAATTTTTATCATCGTGGGAAAAATTTTTAGATCGCCGGAAACGTGTCAAAAATGGGTCAAAAAGGGGGGCGTCCGGCCGTCGTCAATTTGACGGCCGGACGCCTGCCCAGAGGCGAAAAGTTAAAATATTTTTTCTTTTTTTTCTAAAAAATTGTTGACAGCGTGGCGGATTTGGTGCTATAGGTTGACTTCATTGGAGTTAATAAAATGGTTTTCATAGTTAAGTCGAAAAGGTTCGGCGATCAAATTGTTAAAATAGATGATGAAGACCGCCTGCTTGCAAGTAAGTATCATTGGTCTGTGCGGTGCGAAAAATCAACGTTGAATTTAGTAATTTATACCCGCGTTCATACGGGCGTAAAAAAGACCAGATCGCTACGCCTCGACCAATTGGTGTTAGGTATTGAAAAAATGCCGTTTCTCGCGGACATTATTCATATTGATGATGATTCGGCGAATTGTCAAAAAGCCAATTTGAGATATTTTGGTAAAAAACCGGAGGAGGGAAATAATGCACTTTAGAATGGGAAAAGGTCAAGTGTTAGTGTTTGACGCTTTTATTCAAAATAAGCTGGAAGAGTTAAGAGCGAAACGCGGGTTTTATCCGACGCTAAAAGAAATTGCGGATAATTGCATACCGCCGCAGTCGTCCAATGTTGTGTTTCGTTCTCTCCGCCGCCTGGCCGCCGCCGGCCGGCTCTCAAAAGAAGCTCTGCAAGTTTACAATGCAAAAAATAATTTAAAATACATAAATACAGGAGAATCACACGATGAAAAAAACAGTAAAAGCCGCAAAGTCAAAAAGTAAAAGCCCCGGCGCGCAGGCCGCCGTGCTTTCTGTCTCGCCGTCCGCGTGGATGGTATGGGAAAAATGCGCCTTGTCTCTGCAAGCGGTAAAAACGCCGCTTGTACTTGAACGGGATGACTATGCGAAAGAGGGGACGCGGCTTCACAATCTTGTTGCGTTGAATTTACACGGTAAAACAGAAATACCGATGAATGACGAAGCTCTGGTACGGTTTGCAGTGGAAACCGTTAAACAGGAATTACACGGCAACGCCAATTTTGCCGTTGAATCGGGCCTCACGGCGAAAATAAAAACCGTGCAATTTTCCGGCACGGCGGATGTGATTGCAACAAAAGGCGACACGGTTACAATCATCGATCATAAAATGGGCTGGCGCGAGGTGGAGGCTGAGGGAAACAATCAATTGAAACTGTACGCCCATATGGAAGCGGCGCGGGATGAAAAAATAAAATGCTGGAAGGGGATCATCATTAACGCCCGTTTTAATTCTGTGTCTTATACCGGCGGCGAAATCGACCCGTACTACCTGTCTACTACGGCAAAGGATATTCTCGCTCGGACCGCTAAAAAGCAATTCCAAACCGGGAATCACTGCGCCTACTGTCAGCGCCTATCAACGTGCGCCAAAATCCGCGCTGAAATCGCAAAATGGACCCGGCCTGGCGCGATTGACAGTATAACGCGGACGCCTGAAAAGCTCGCTGAGGCGCTCCGCCTGGCAAAACCGGCGGAAAAACTTTTTGAAACGATCAAAAAAGAGGCTCAGCTTTTCATGGACCTGGGCGGCATCATTCCCGGTGTGACGGTTGAGTACACCGCCGGGACGCGGGCGTGGCCGCGTGATATGAACAGGCTCGATATAGCTGCGCGGATCGGCGTCAAAATCGAAGATATGCTTGAAGAATCGTTCAAGTCTCCGGCGCAAGCGGAAAAGGTCGGCGCGGATAAAGACGCGATAAACTCAATCGCCATTCGTCCGCCGCGTAAAGGCTTTAAATTTATTTAAGGAGAGACAGACGGGGCGGCGGCGATCACGTTCAAAGCCGCCCGCATTGCCGGAAACGGCAAAATTACAAAATTTATAGGATGGTTCAGAAAATGGCAAAAGCAGCAAAAGGAACAAAAAGCACAGCGGTTACGACCGCAAAATCGGAACTGATTGTCACGAAAATCAGTCCGAAAGGGATTAACGCGGTACTTCGCAACGTCATGCTTAACTGGGTTTTCATCGACAGGCCCGCGCAGGATAAAGACGATCCGCTTAAGGCGATGTACCGAACGCAAATGGTACTGATCGGCGGCGAGAAAGAGTTCGTCGCGGCGATGAAGTCGGCGCTTGAACAGTACATGAAAAGCGCGTCGGTAGCGTGGGGCGCGGATCAGCGCATAAAGGTTCTTAAAACCGCGCTCATGCTCGACGTGGACAAGTCGTTGTTCAAACAAACCGACCTGGGGCTTTCCCTCGCGGCCCATCAAACGGTACGGCGCGAAACGGACCTGGACGAATTTGTCGCCAAATACCCGCCCACGGTTCGCCTGGCCGACAATACCGACTGTCCCGCCGGGATGATTACTCAGGAGTTCTACTCCGGCGTGATCGCTGACGTGGCCGTGTTTATTTCGGCCTATGACGTGGACGCCGG